CTGCGGAGGACAATCCTGTGAAGACGAAAGATGTGAAAGTCACTGGTAATCATCACACATTCAATAACTTATAACATAGGAAATATATATTATGGCTAACGGAAATACAGATCCAAGTCGTGTAGGTCTTATTGAAGGCGGTTCTGATAACGATGCTTTGTTTCTCAAGAAGTTTTCTGGAGAGATTTTGCAAACCTTTGAAGAGTCCAATGTCTTTAAACCACTGCACACTATTCGTACCATCGAGTCCGGTAAATCAGCACAGTTCCCTGTAACAGGTATCGCTTCTGCTAACTACCACACTCCTGGTGAAAACATTGCTGACGCTGGAAACAGCTACCTCAGCGACATCAAGAAAACTGAAAAAGTTATCACCATCGATCAGATGTTGGTTGCTTCTACTTTCTTGGCTAACATCGACGATGTAAAGAATCACTACGACATTCGTTCAGTATACGCTAACGAGTTAGGTAAAGCTCTTGCAGTTCGTTTTGACACAGCTATTGCTAAAGTGTTCATCGCTGCTTCCCGTGACTCCGCTAACTTATCTCAAGTAGGTAAGACTGGTGGACGCTACAATGTAGCTGACGGAGAGTTTGGTACAGGTAACATCGTTGCAGGTACTCCTGAGTCTGTTACTGGAGCTGAACTTGTTTCTGCTTTCTTTGCAGCTGCTCAAAAGCTTGACGAGAATGATGTTCCTTCCGACGGTCGCTTCTGCGTTCTTCGTCCACAGGAATACTACAAACTCGTAACCGGAGCTGACGCTAACAACGCCTTCACCCTTTCAGCTTCTGCTGCTAATAAGGATGTTGGAGGAGCTGGTAGTCTTGCTTCTGGTACTGTTCCTCAAATCGCTGGTATCAGCATCTATAAATCCAACCACATCCCTTCAGCAAACTTGTCCACTGACGCTACTAACAGTGACAGTGATTCAAACAACGATGTATTTGCAGGGAATGGTCTCGGATACAACGGTGATTTCCGTGGTAGCTTGGGTGTTGTTTCTCATTCTGCTGCTGTAGGAACTGTTAAACTGCTTGATCTTGCTACCGAATCTGAGTATCAGATCGAGCGTCAAGGTACGCTTTTTGTTGCGAAGTATGCTATGGGTCACGGAGTTCTCCGTCCAGAGTGTGCTATCGAATTGATCGCATAACCTGTTTTCTCTCGGTGTTGGGAGGTCTGTGATTCGTTCCGCTCCCTCCATCGGGATTACTTATTTATATAGCTATGGCACTTACGACTAAACTGAATGCAGTAAACACGATGATCTCCGTTATTGGAGAAGCACCAGTAAATACATTAGGAGGAACAGCAGTTCCGGTAACAGTCGTACAAGCGGAAGCAGTGCTGGACGAAACCAGTAAAGCCATACAGTCAGAGGGTTGGCACTTCAATACAGAACACGAATACACCCTTACTCCTGACGCTTCCACATCTAAGATTAACCTACCAAGTAACACACTTAGGGTAGACTTAGACCCACAAATTTATACAGACAGTGATCCAGTACAGCGTGGACTTACTCTATACGATAGAAAGAATCACACGGATGTATGGACGAAAGAAGTGAAAGCTTCGATTACTTTTGAGTTAGCATTCACAGATATGCCTGAGCAGTTCCGTCACTACATCACAGTTAAAGCAGCTCGTATCTTTGCTAACAGATTCTTAGGCAGTAGAGAGATCGAGGGGTTTGCTTTGAGAGATGAGATAGAAGCTAAAGCTCGTGCTATTGATAGTGACTCTGAGAATGCAGACAGAACTATCTTTGACCACTATAGCGTACTTAGAGTATTAGATAGATAAGCGACATGCCTCTGTTAGTAAACAGTGTACCTAACCTAGCACAGGGAGTATCGCAGCAGCCTGACAATCTAAGATACCCCGGTCAGTGTGATGAGCAGATTAATGCTTGGGCTACTGTTGTAGAAGGATTGGTAAAGAGACCACCTACTAACTACAAGAAGAATATAGACGCTACTGATCCTGGTGTTAACTTGTTCACCCACTTTGTAAAGAGAGATGAAGATAACAAGTATTGTGTCACAGTGTCTCTTGGTGGTGTAGGCGTTATTGATTTAGACAGTGGTAACAATATCTCAGTAGCTACTACATCTATCGCACAGAGTTACCTCAGTGGTATAACCAATCCGTTAGCAGACTTACGAGCACTGACAGTAGCTGACTATACATTCCTTGTTAATAAGAAGAAGGAAGTAAAGGTAGACAAAGCTGAGAAGAGTAACGATTTGGAGTACGAAGGATTGATCGTTGTTAGATTAGGGGACTACGAAAAGAATTACGATATATACTTAGACGGGAACTTAATAAGACCCGGTAGTTTAAACACTAATAATCCCGCATATCCTGCTGGTGTACAAAGCGATCAAGTACCGAAAGCAGGACACACATACGAGAGTGGTTATGCTCAGGGACAACTCAGGGGAGAATATGCAGATACCGGAGTTATAGCTGAGGATTTAGAAATTATTTTGAAAGACCACTTAGCTAGTCAATCTGGTTTAGGAACCGTAACTTTTAGTAATCCGACAGGAGTATTAGATTTAGGATTTCCTGATACAGGAGCTAGAAACGACCCAGTTTTGGGTTATCGTATGGCTAAGTATGAGTTTAAAATAGATCAATACTCAACTAATATATTAGCTCAACAAAACGAAAGCACATTAATAGCTACAGGAGTTAAAGGTCTTATGACTTTTAGCGATGGGGAGGTTCAGTCGTGGCAGTTGACGCATGAAGGTCTAAGTTATGATTCATCATTAAGTAGTGATTACTATAAGTTAACAATTATACATGAAATATCAAAATTTTCACATAAGGGCGGCAGTGCGTATTGGACACCTTACGAAGTAGAATATGTAGACGCATCTAATGCAGCAAGTTACGGCTACACTATGCCTGATCTTACTTTCTCTACTACATCACTAAATTTTCAGGTAGATAGAAGAGGGGCTGTTATAAAGATTACAGGTGAGGCTGACTTTTCTTTACGCACAGAAGACGGTTTAGGTAATGAAGGATTAGGCGTAGCTTATAAAGAAGTACAAAGTATTACTGATCTACCTAAACATTGTTTTGATGGTTTTAGAATTAAAGTAATAGGAGATGCTGATATAGACCAAGATGACTACTATGTTCAATTTAGCACTAAAGATAAAGAAGACTTCGGTGAGGGCAGTTGGATAGAAATAACAGGTTGGGAGAAAAGTAATTTATCTGCAGGTTTAGCTTTAGGTATAGAAACAAATATAGATAATACAACAGCTCCAATTACTCTTATACCTAAATTTAATTCTAGCGGAGATGTTACCAATTTCATATTGCAAACTCCGAATGAATTAATTAATTATGTAGAACATAATGGAGTTGTTTATTCACTATCTAAAGAACATGTTTCAGATAGTAACAATGAACCTGGTTCTTCTGTAGATTCGGATGGAGATGGTATAGAAGATTGGAAACAATACTGGGTAGTAAGTAGCGACTACACTCTTGTTAATAACTATTGGAGTTCAGGTACTTCTTATAGTTTTAATACGATAGGTTATACATCTAGAGGTGCTGGAGACAACAGTACCAACCCATTCCCCTCTTTCGTAGGCAAGACCATCAACGATGTATTCTTCTTTAAGAACCGTTTAGGATTCCTCACAGATAGCAATGTTATCTTCTCTGAAGCAGATGAGTACTTTAATTTCTTCCGTACCACTACACAGCAGCTACTAGACAGTGCACCGATAGATGTAGGACTTAGCCATACAAAGGTAGCAGTTCTGCAACACGCTATACCATTCCAAGAGAAGTTGATGTTATTCAGTAAGCAGTCACAGTTTGTACTTAGAGGAGCAGAGGTGTTAAGTCCTAAGACTGTAGCTATAGCTCCTGTTACTGAGTACGATATATCAGACAGTGTAGAACCAATAGCACTAGGTAATTACATCTACTTCACATTTAAACGGAATGACTTTGAGGGAGTATACGAATACTTTGTTGATAACAACACCGAGACATTCAACAGTGAAGAGATAACATCACAGATACCTAAGTACATAACATCCGATGTTAAACAGATAGCTGGATCACAAGCTGAGAACACTATTGTTATTGGTACAAGTGCAGACGCTAAGACACTGTTTGTGTATAAGTACTTCTGGTCAAACAAAGAAAAGATACAGAGTGCTTGGATGAAGTTTACATTTGATCGTGATGTACGAGGGTTTGACTTTATAGACAGTAACTTGCATTTACTAACAGCAGACACTGAAGGCTTACACTTGGAACAGTTGACCCTGGAAGACGGTATTAAAGATGCTGGATTGGATTATACATTGTATCTCGATAGTAGGGTGGATGGTAGTACATTGACTACTAGCTACGACGCTGCTTCTAAGACTACTACTATATCTAACTTTCCCTTTGATCCAACAGATGTAGAGATATACACGAAGAAAGGACATAAGGTAGCATTTACTAGAACATCAGCTACACAAGGTACAGTGGTAGGAGACTTAACTTCTATAGACTTCTTTGCTGGTGTACCCTTCGATATGTTGTACAGGTTCTCTGACCAAACACTTAAACAACCAACAGAAAGAGGAGGTCGTAGTGCTTCTGAC